TATAAGTGAATGTAATTGATCCATCTTGTAAAAATGCAATAACATATTCATTACCTTGAACATATAACATTGGATTTCCAGTTGTTGAAAATATAGTTGTTGAATTACTTACATAATTAGAATAATCTGAATAAGTTTTTGTTGGATTTGTGTCACTAAATGAAACAATGCTAAAAACATATAAAATCCCAGGAATTAAGCCATTAATTGTTATGGAATTTGTTGGATATTTTACAAAAGCAACTAAATTATAATTTTGATAAATATTAAAGCCTGATATAGGCAAACAATTATTTTCAATTGTCCAAGATAATGTTGCAGAAGTGCTTGTGTTACTTATTAATGTCAAAACAGGAGGAATATTTGGTTTAACCGCACTCAACAGCGTTGCATTGACAGGCCATTTATTATCACTATTCGTCATGACATATCTCTGCCTAGGATACCAAGTAGGTGTTCCATCATTCCAACATAGCTCCATGAGCGAACCTGGAACATCAGAGTCTGTCGTAGGATGACATATAATATTAGTTGGCTGCGTAATAAGCTCTCCTGTGCACACATTTTCATGAGTTCCGCACACCAAATTGCCCTGATCTTGGATGACAATCGGCTCTGCAAGAGGTTCCGGAACAGTAGCAGGAAGTGAAGAACCTGAATTGGTTGTTGGCGGCGGCGGAGGGGGAGGAATAGTCTCAGGATTTTCAGATCCACCGCTGCTTGCAGGGGGCAATGTGTCATTAACAGGGATTATAGGGATTGGACATGTTACTGGTGCAGCGGTAGGAACCCCCGCTAAAGTAATATTAATAGAATTTACACGCTGTAAGCTTTGTGTGTTCGGATTTGTATAGCCGCGGCTAGATTGTGTAGCCCATGTAGTATTACGATTTATCCAACAACCTTTGGCGATCTGAGCATAACGTTGTTGTTTTGTTAGATTACTGCTATTTTTTTTGTATTGTAAGACATTGCCTTTATTTAACATGGCACGAGATAATAATAGAGTGGATGAAGTGTCTTGAATATTATCTATAAAAGAGCAATTATTTTGCACTCTAGACCAAACTCTAGGGGGAAATGGTAAGTAACAATTACTATTACAAGTCATTTAATATATTATTTTATTTTATAATATATTATTTTATGTATAATTTTATTATGATGTATTGCATTACTATGGATTGCATTACTATGGGTTATATGCATCAGATCCTCCATAAAAGAACCATCTTAATGATAAATAATCCGGATTTTTCATATTAATTGCATCACTTCCAGTCATTGTAGTATCAGGACCATTCTCTACTAGAGAATTAATTTCGGACGTTCCTAATGCATAATTATAATACCATAAATTGGAAATATAACCAGAAAATCCGCCATTAGCTGCTACAAATACATTTCCATAATTTTGCTTGGGAACTCCATGTAATGTAAGGCTCTTTGCAATAGTTCCGTTAATATATACATCAAGAGATGTATTTTGACAACGAATAATTACATTAACCCATTTTCCAATAGGAATATCAGTAATAGTAACCTGTTCATTAATTACTTTAAATGTATTCATAAAAATGACTAAATCATTTGTATTAGGAGCAATATACATACCTGGTGCATTATTAGGAAAATTTAAACCATTTGCGTTTTCTCTGTCAGGATTAGAAGAATAATCATTGCCTTTATAAAACACACATTTATATTGACCTGAATTATAGGTTAAATCTTTAATATATATCCAACAAGACCATGTGAACTCAATGCCTTCAGATGCATTTGCTGAACGATTAATAGTAATAGCAGTAGTGTCTTCAGGATCTTGAGGAATAGACATTAATATGGATGCATCTACCATGCCTTTAATTAATTTGGGAGAGTCAGATGGTCCTAAAAAGTGACCTAATAATCCTATTCCTAAACGGAGTAAAACTGAAAATACGAATAATACTAATAATAAAAACGCTATTTTTGCGATTGTGCTATTTGATTCGAAGAATTCCTTTGTTGAGTTTGAACTTGAACTAAATTGATTAAATGGAGAACTTGAGCTGGAACTTGATCCCATTGCATTTCCTAGTGGCGGATTCATCTTATATATATATTATAAAAGAAAAACACATTTATATTTTTGCCTTTATTATTATTATTATTATTAGTAGTAAAAGTTTAAATAGACACACTAGAGTCTTCTGTGTCTCCTTCCATTAATGCAACTTTAATTGTATATTTTCCAAATATACCGCCTAACATACTGCTTCCATAACCCTTTTTATAAGTATTCCATGCTCGTTGAGGATCAGATGCTTCGCTCCAGTATTGGAAATTAGAGGTCCATCCTGAAAATCCTCCATAAGGTGTGATATAAATAGGTGCAAGAGAGTCTATCTTGGCTACACCTGGCAATACACATGTGCGCACTAATTTACCATCAATATATATATCTAATGTGCGACCATATACGCTGATAAATAAATTAACCCATTTTTGTATAGGCACATTTGCTACAGCACAACTATGAACAATAAAATTGGATCCATCATCCGGTAATGTATCTTGTCCAGGGTAAACTGCTAAAGAAACTGCAATATTATTTTGGATAGCACCTAAAATAACAGAAGGACATGGTTCTTTCTTTTCAGTTCCAGTAGTCATTCTGCCAAAAATGACTTTGGGTTTTCCGTAATTATAATTCCAGTCATCTATATAAAACCAAATAGAATATGTAAAATTGCTACTATTGGCATTTGTTGTATCTAAATCAGATGCTTCAACTTTCTGTAATGTGGTAGCCTCAGTTAATCCTGTTAACGTACTAACATCTTTTGAAATATAACCTATAACAATTATTAGTAAAATAATAATTACAACAAATAATATAATATTTTTGGGTTCCATTATATTATACATTAAGAAATTTTTCCTTTAATTATTCAGTTCTTTTAATATTAATAATCCGTTGGAATTGGTATTAATGTTTCATCTATAGTTGAAATAGTCGGCGGATTATTATCTTTAAGCATCGTATACAAACGATTTACAGTTAAATAATTTAAAGGGTGATCAAAAAACATTAGATTTGCAACATGTCCACTTATACCATTAACTGATCCTATTGTTAACATATCATAATTTATTTTTGGAACTACTTCAATGGAGGATTTCACTAATTCGCCATTATAAAATACATCTAAAGTTCCTGCATTGTAATTAATAACCACATTATTCCATTTTTGTAATAAAATATCTGATCTTTTATAAATTATTCTATGTCCATTTGCATCCTCTTCATTTCCAATCGGTAATGCTTTAATTTTTTCTACTCCTGACTGTATTTTATCTTGAAGTGTATTCCATTTTTCTATATTTTCAGTTTTTATATTTGTTTCTAGCTTTTGTATGCTATCTACAATATCTGTATCTCCGGTTTTCTGTTTTACTGTTATGATTATACTATTACTTGGTCCATGATATTTAATACACGGATTGTCTCCGTAAGATAATATCGGAACAGCTTTTAGATATGATGCATTTGTGCTTGGAGAGAACGAGTCTATATAAAACCAAAACGACAATGCGTATTTATAACTTATTTTATCGGTTCCATTTAAGTTTTCATATGTTGCTACATTTGTTAAAATATCGGTACTAATTGGATTATTTACTAATTGCTTTCCCCCTTGTTTATAATATTTTGTCATTCCAAAAGGAATAATAACAAAGTTAAATAAAAGATATAGTCCGCACACTGAAACTGATATTCCCAAAAACATTAAATCATTTTTTGTTGTGTTTCCAAAGACTATTGGAGAGGTAGATTTTGCCGTTGTTGCCGCAGTTGTTGCTCCATGAAGAGTTGTAGCAGCGGCTGCAGCGGTTTCAGCAGCGGTTGCTACTGGTTTTTTATTAAATAGATCTGTAATAAAATCTACAACAACAACTAACAAACAAGGAATATATAAAATAGTATTAAAAATTAGCCGAAAAACTGGATTATTTGAAAAATATCCACCGGCATTAACTAGCTTGTAAAGCACTGAAAACATGCCTATTAAAAAAACGATATTTACGATTGTTTTTATAATTTGTCCTGAGTCGCTTTTATCTTCATTATCGTCTAAAAACCCTAGAGTTTTTATTATCCAGTAAAAAAACAACGCAGACAGTCCTAATCCAAATATAATATAAAACCCTTTTAAAAATGTGAATAAATTTGGTATACTCTCAAATTTTCCATTTAGTTCAGCACTTTTTTTAGGACCAGTAAAATAAAAATCATACACCTTTACAACCATAAATAATAACAAACTAACAAATATAGTTAAAAATATAGTCGCCCCTCCATATTTGGTCATAATTTCACCAGGATTATATACATATAACCCAATTACAAGTATAGCAAATACAAACAATATCATAGCATATTTTTTCCTATCATCATAAAATAATTGCGTGTGTTTTGGCAACAGTTCAAGAATTTTGGTATCCTTATCAGATGATTTTTTAAAAACAAAATAAGTTCCTATTATCAATGCAATAATAATTATATAATTTATTAAAAGAGCTAAATTGTCTGCACCTGAACCTAACATGGAAATAATGCCAAAGGCTAAACTTATTATAATTGCTGCTGCTAATGTAAATAATCCATATGATTTCATTTTTCCATATTGTGCTATTAGATCATCCATTGTTTTGCCTGGATGTGTTTGCATAAATGTGCTGTAAAAATTCCATATTCCAAAAACAATAAATACCAAAATCACTGTAAGAAAAATACTATATCCAAAATTCGGGACAAAAGTATCTGGATTTGTTAGATATAATATACCTACAATTATTACTGCAAAAACCATAAATGCCATTAGCATGACTGTTCCTGTTAATGACTTTTCTAAATCTAATATTTTATTTTCCTCAGTATTACTCATTACTGTATTTGATATATTTGCCTTATTCATTGTATAATATATATATTATAATACAATAATATTTTACATATTCTCCATTGCTGTTTTTTCACCATGACACTCGCGACACAATGCAACCAAATTTGTCGCATCATTACCGCCGCCATGTTCTAATCTAATTTTATGATCTATCTCAAATGTATGTGACAGTTTTTTGTTACATTGACCGCATTTCCAGTCCTGCATTGATGCCACATATTTCTTTTTGGTCTCGCTAACAGAGCGTTTTGTTGCCTTGGGACCAGATAATACAGCTCTCTGTTGTTGCGACTGTAAAACCGGATTATATTCATGGTTTGGATTTGTGATTTTGTTATACGTGTTCATAAAACTGTTATCTTGACCATTGTTTGTTAGATCAAATATGGGTGTAATCATATCCATGGATGATTTGTCAATTGGCAAATATTTAATCATATTGTTAGTGCATAACAACATGTTTTTGGTTTGACCAGGATTACGTTTAATCATCAAATATAATGAAATGGCAAATAATGCTACAATTCCCATCTGATAATACTTTTTATATGACACCAATATTTTGCTATATTTCCCTTCATGGTATATATTATATAACAAAAATCCGGCTACTCCAAAAATCAATAATTCTAGTTTCATATATTATATATTATAATATATAATATATGAACATAAAGATAATACAATATAATATATAATGACATCAAAATCTGATAAATCTGATAAATCTGATAAATCTGATAAAACAAATAAACCGGTAGCAGAGAAAATGACATCGCAAAAACTACAGCAAAAGGCAGCAGGATATTTATTGGCAGCAGCAAATGCTTCAAAAACAGAAAAAAAACCAAAAAAATAATATGATATTTTAATATTTTTTATACATTAATTTATTAATTGCACATAACTTAAATACTTATATTATTTTCTAGAACGTTTTTTTCTTGACATTTTTTTCATTCTGTTAAGTCTTCGACCCATAGTCTTTGAAGAACCTCCAATTTCTTTAATATCATCAGCGGCTATTTTAGTTAAAGATAGTAAATAGGTTGCCTTTTCATCTTTGCCTTCTTTACTTGATAATGTATCAAATCTTTCAATTAAACCATTTAATGTCTGCAGCTCAGCAGCTAATTTATTTATATCTATTACTTCTGTCGGACTTTCAAATAAAAAATGAATTATTATATATTTTATTTTATCAATAAATTGCATATGATATATATTTAGAGATGATGTCTCATCATACATTTCATATAAATGATCTAAAAATACCATATAAATCATTGTTAGACCCCAAACATCTATATTTTTTAAAAACACGTTATTGAAGTAATCTAACAAATCTAGCTTACCATTTACAGTGTATTTTAATAAAATCTTTGAAATGTATTCAATTATATAATAATATGTAAAATCGTATTCAATCACATGATTTTTAATTTTACTATTTTCTATTGCAGGCAATTCGTCATATGTTAAACGTTTTACAATTGAATTTATTGTTTTTAGATGCCCCGCACCTCTTATCTTATTCCAAATAAATATATAATTGATTACAAACTCTCTTATAGCGAAATAATCGGCATTAGGATGTCTTTTTATAAAAATATCGTATTTTTCGGTGAATTTTTTATTAAACAGGATTATAGAAAATGGCACATTGAACTGAAATGGACGCCTCTCCAGTTTATCCGGGACCGTATTTTTGATTGTATCCTTTTTATTTATGGACAGACCCCAGTCAATCATTCGCGTGATTGTAGTAGGCATAGTCGGGGCAGCCCCGCCCTCTTGGACTAAGATATTTGACCCTTTCACATCACAATGATACAAATTTGCTTGGTTCATCGGGTCAATTCCATTTATTAGTAGATCTACTAGAGACGTATTTAGATCTAGATATGTTTTTGAGATAACAGATTTGTCGATGATATTTTGAACGTAATCGTCCACGTCTATTCCTCCATCTGGCATATTTAGCGCCAAAATCTTGTCCAAATTTTGGTTGATATTTTTGGCGGTGAATTTCTTCTTGTTTAACGCACTACAATTATCATCAAAATCTTCTAAATCTTCATTTGTTAGTTCAGCTGGTTCACATATACTGAAACCATCTACCAGAAAATAGTTCTCATAATTTGGAATGTGATCTAATATAGATTTGAACTTGTTGATTTGCTTGTATTCGTCTTTTGCATGCCTTTTGGTCATTAATTTTGTGACCAGTTTTGGACCTTGTCCGTTGCCTTGTACCTTGTCGTAATTTAACGTATTTTTACATTTTAATGCGGGTTTAAAAAGGCAACCAAATCCACCAGATGTTAATGCTTTGCCACCGACAACGACATTTTTCCTCTTCTTTTTTGTTTTTTTGTTAGTTGTCATTAATTCTTATATAATATGTATATAATAATTAATATTTTATTTTCTATGCCTTTTTGCCGTTTGTATTTTACCTTTTTTATAATTTCTATATCCTTTGGTTTTTTTTTTATTTTTACCACCTAGAATACCTGCTGAAATAACTCCCATACCAATTAAAGCTAATAGAATTTCTACAATTCCACTTATATTTTTATCATTATATATTTCGGGGTTTATATTTAATTTTTCTGCAGTATCTTTTGTGATTTCTAATGCGTTTATTGCAGCATCAATTTTTCCTTGTAATTCTGTTAATTCTTTGTTATCATTGTTATCGTTTTGGTTTAAGTTTTCACTTATTACTGCTTTTGTTAGTTTTAAATATAATTGTGTTTGTTCAAAACTTTGTGTAACTAATTTTTTTAATCTTTCGGGGGATATTGTCTGTGAATTTGATGCTTGAACCTCTAAACCATTATTATTTTGATATATTTGTTGTTGTTGTTGTTGTTGTTGTTGTTGTTGTTGTTGTGATTGTTGCAGGTACTGAGGTTGTTGTTGTTGTTGTTGTTGTTGTGATTGTTGCAGATACTGAGGTTGTTGTTGTTGTTGTTGTTGTGATTGTAATTGTTGGTTTTTTTGGTCCATAATAGCTATCAAATCATCACGCTGTTGTTCTGTGATTCTTTGGTTTTGGTATGCGAGATCAATTTTGTTCTTTAAAATTATTTTTGAGGGATTTTGTAGTGCGTTTATTTCATAGAAAAAATTATCATATTTCTTGAGTTGATCAGTAGACGAATTAGTAGACGCACCATTTAAAACATCTTTAGAAACATCTTTAGAAACATCTTTAGAAACATCTTTAGAAACATTATTATCAATAGAAACACCAATAGGAACAGCAACATTTTCATCAAATTTTTGCTTTAACCCCTCAACTGAATCATTCAATTCTTTAATATCAAGTCCAACATCCTGTTGATTAATAGTTTCATTATAATCAGAATAAAATTTTTTAAACTCATCTTTATATTTTTCCCGTTTAGTTGGGTCAGTCTGATGATTATATAATATATTATTATATTTGTTGATTTGTTCTTCGATTTGTTCTTTGGTTAAATTTTCACCTCCATATTGTTTTCGGCTTTGTCGTCTATATTTCATTCGATTACGTTTTATTTTTTTACTATTTTTAGCCATAATACTATATATATAAATTATATTATTTATTATACAAATAAGTAATTAAACCTGTCATAAACAAAACAATAATTATATAAATGATTTTCTCTCTCCATCTATGATATTCTTTTATCTGTGTATCTTTGGGCTTATATTGTTCATAATAACTAACATAAAAATCATTCAACGAAATTCTGGGTTTTTCTAACTTATCATTAATCTTATTATGAATAAAATGCATCCAGCGAATGAACGAATCACGATCATCTAAATAAGCCGTTACAGGATATAGATCCAACAATGTGCTAAAATGGTTCCCTATAGATGCGACCGGAATAAATAATGGCAAGTTCTGAATAAAATCATAATATTTCTTCTTTGTTGTATCATTTGGGTGATGCGGATACGTCATTGTCATGGTATGCAACACAAACCAAAAATGTGGACCCCATATATCTGGATCAAGTTGAAATCCTGAATGTGACATTTGCAATGCAATAAAACAATATAAAAACAAAACTGTTTAAACATATTAACATAATAATAATATAGTAAATCAATGATTAAAAATAATGTATGTAACAATTGTGGTAAACAAGGTCACCTATTTCATCAATGCAAATTGCCCATTACTAGCTATGGGATAATTTTATTTAGATCCTCAGAACAAGGCTTAAAATATTTAATGATACGACGTAAAGACAGCTTTGGATATATTGACTTACTAAGAGGCAAATATATCCAACACAATGTAGAACAATTGCAAAATATATTTAATGAAATGTCTATCGAAGAAAGGGAAAAAATAAGGGTAACTTGTTTTGAAACATTATGGAAACAGATGTGGGGCGATATTCCTCAAGGATCGCAGTACAGAAGTGAAGAATTTGCAAGTCAAAAGAAATTTGAGACATTAAGAAATGGACTACAAATCTCTTTTAACGAGCCAAAAGAGATTGTTACTATAGACACCTTAATAAATGGTTGCACGACAACATGGGCAGAAACAGAATGGGAATTTCCTAAAGGACGACGAAATTTTCAAGAGAAAGATTTAGATTGTGCGATAAGAGAATTTGAGGAAGAAACAGGAATTTGTAAAAGAGATTTAACAATAATTGAAAATATAGTTCCGTTTGAGGAAATCTTTATAGGGTCAAATCATAAATCATATAAACACAAATATTTTTTAGCATACATGGACACACATAAATATATGGACCCAAGTTCATTATGCAATTATCAACAATCTGAGGTGAGTAAAATAGAATGGAAAAGTTTGGAAGAATGTTTGGAGTCTATTAGACCATATAATTTAGAAAAAAAACAGTTAATTATCAATATTGATAATGTATTGCAAGAATATAGATTATATTAGAAATATAATACAATATTTGCAATAATATAGATTATATTAGAAATATAATACAATATTTGCAATAATATAGATTATATTAGAAATAGAAAAATATAAGTAATATATAAGTAATAAGTAATGAGTTTTGTAATAAAAAAAAAGGTAAAAAAACCCAAAGAAGAAGAAGAAGAAACTGGTGAATGTAGTCGCTCAGATAAAAAATATGACAAGAAATGTGGAACCAATAAAAAGATGTTAAAAACAGAATATGATAATAGAGTAGACCTAGAAGAACATTCAGAAGATCACTCTTATTTATATCCGACATTAAATGATCCAAACTTTAATAAAAAAATAGCAGAAAAAAAGGAATTTAGTGACACCAAATATGATGGAACAATTTATGATGTAAAAGAATATGCATCCATTTTAAGTAACGCTGAATACGAATTATTACCACAACAAGCATTTGTGCGCAATTTTATGTCATTTCAAACTCCTTATAACAGTTTACTTTTATTTCATGGATTAGGATCAGGAAAAACATGTAGTGCAATTGGTGTTTGCGAAGAGATGCGCGACTATCTGAAACAAATGGGGATTGATAAGCAGATCATTATTGTTGCTAGTCCAAACGTTCAGGACAATTTTAAACTACAATTGTTTGATGAGCGTAAATTAAAAGAAGTTGATGGACTATGGACAATGAAAGGCTGTTTAGGAAACAAATTATTGAAAGAGATTAACCCTACAGGGATGAAGGGTCTTAAAAAGGAAAAAATCATACAACAAGCGAAAAGTTTAATAAACGCATCTTATCAGTTTGTAGGATATTTGCAATTTTCAAACGAGATAGTAAGAAATTCAGACTTAGACAATCCCGAAGTAAGCCAAGAAACGAAAATTCGCAATTTGCAAAACATATATAACAATAGTTTAATTGTGATTGATGAAGTACATAATATAAGAATTGCTGACGACAATGAGAATAAAAATGTGGCGAAAAATCTAACATATTTGGTGAATGTAGTAGATAATTTGAGATTATTGTTGCTATCTGCGACGCCAATGTTTAACAGCTATAAGGAAATAATTTGGTTAATTAATTTGATGAACATGAATGATAGACGAGGAATAGTGGGAGTAGCAGATATATTTGAAAAAAATGGCGATTTCAAAAAGGATGCAAATGGAGTAGATGTAGGAAAGGACATGTTGATACGAAAAGTAACAGGATATGTGTCTTATGTTAGAGGTGAAAATCCATATACATTTCCTTTTAGAGTTTATCCAGATCAGTTTGCACCGGAACATACATTTAAAATAGAGTCAGAATATCCGAAATGCCAAATAAATGGCAAGAAAATTCCAGAAGACCGAAAAATTAAAAAACTTAGTTTATATTTGACTGCTATAGGATCTTATCAAGAGCTAGGATATAAATATATTGTAGATCGTTTAAGGGCGAGACAGTCAACTGCAAAACAGACAAGAACAGGAAAGGTTAGAAACATGCCTAGTTTTAATAGTTTGTCATCATTTGGCTACACTGATTTGATGAACCCGATTGAAGCCTTAAATATAGTATATCCTTTGTTAGATGGTGAACTAGAGGAACTAACAAAGGATATTCAGTCTATTGAATGTCAAAATGAAGATGAAGAACATATAGATGATTTATCTCCTATTATAAACAAAGATGAGACTGACCTAGTTGAGGAAATAGATGAAGTATTGGTTTCAGGACCTAAACCGGAAAAAGGAGTGAAACCGCATGTTTTCATTCCAAATTCAGAATTAGAGTCTGAGCCAGCTGTAACAGAGGGATTAGATGCGGATCCATTATTATTTGACATGGTTATTGAGGGCGATGCTAGAAAGGTTATTTCAAATAAGAGCCAAAAGGAAAGGAAAAAGACAAAGACAAAGACAAATACAAAAGTAAACACAAATATTATTTTTGATGAGGTGGAAGAATTTGAAGAAGAACCAAAGCCAAAGCCAATAACTAAACCAGTAACATCTTTTTCAAAATCAGTTATTCCTTTAAAAACAAATTTGCATGTTATTGAAGGAAAAACAAGGTCTAAAGAAGTTACTGAACTCAATCCGGTTAAAAACGTTAAACCTCGTTTAGAAGATTATTCATCAGTAGACTCTTTAAAATCTAAAGGATCAAAAGAATCAAAGGGAGGAGCTCCATCTTCTAAATTATATATAAATCCAAAAGAACTAACAGGGAGCGAGGGATTAAAACGTATTATGGATTATACTGATTCCAAAACGCCGGCAGTAAAAGGGGCGTTTGAATACAGACAAGGTGCACCACATATTTTTGAACCAGACCAAATTGGATTATATAGTTCAAAAATCAAAAATATATGTGAGTCTATATATAATTCAGAGACAGGAGAGATTGGAGAAGGGATTATTTTAATATATTCTGCTTATATTGACTCGGGCATATTACCGATGGCCTTAGCACTAGAAGAAATGGGGTTTACACGATTTAACAAAAAAGCAAAGTCGTTATTTAAATCGCCTCCTAGTCCTATTGTAGATGTTAAAACAATGAAACCGCCTTCTTCTAGAAAGGATTTTCAACCGGCCAGATACGTGATGATTACAGGTGATCCGCGTATCTCTCCCGACAATGATGGTGATGTAAAAGCCATCACAAGTGATGATAATATTTTTGAAATGGGTGAAAATGGCGAAAAAAAAGACATTAGTGGATCTAAAATAAAGGTTGTATTGATATCTCAAGCAGGATCAGAAGGATTAGATTTCAAAGCAATTAGACAAATACATATTTTGGAACCGTGGTATAACATGAACCGAAATGAACAAATTATTGGAAGAGGTGTCCGTAATTTTTCGCATAAGGATTTACCATTTGAAAAAAGAAATGTGCAGATTTTCTTATATGGAACAATATTACATAATGCATTTGAAGAAGCGGCAGATCTATATGTATATCGCATTTCAGAAATCAAAGCAGTGAAAATAGGAAAAGTTACGCGATTATTAAAAGAAAGCTCAGTAGATTGCATAATAAATCATGATCAAACTCAGTTTACAACCGATAATTTTAAATTAATTCCAGAGAATAGAAATGTTAGTCAATTACTTTCAACAGGAATTGAAATTGAAGATTTTGAAATAGGTGACATGCCTAATTCGGCTACATGTGATTATATGGATACGTGTGAATTCAAATGTTTGCCGGGATTAGAACAAGATGAAATGGTAGACGAGTCCATGTTAAATTACGACACGTATAATGAGGCATTTATGATTGTGAATTCAGATAAAATAATTCAAAAAGTAAAGACCTTAATGAGGATGCGATTTTTTTATAAAAAGCATGAATTATTTCAACTAATTAATATACCGAAAAAATATCCAACAGTGCAAATTTATGCAGCACTAACACAAATCATAAATGATAATACCGAGTATATTTCTGACAAGTATGGAAGAACAGGATATTTGGTTAATATTGGAGACTATTATTTATTTCAACCGAGTGAATTGAATTTCAAAAATATATCTATATTTGACAGGTCTACTCCAGTGGATTATAAACATAATATGATTAATTTTGAAATAAAACATACTGCTGTAAAACCAGTTATTGATAAACGTGGTCTAAATGAAAAAATAATTGGAGATATTAGAGATATTAGAGATATTAGAGATACTGATGAATTTTCAAAAGGTAAAGAATTACTAACATCAATGTATGCTAACTATAATTTAGCGCGAACATCAACAACAATTGAAAGAGGTAATAAAAACTGGTATGAACATTGTGGTATTGTTATGAGGAAAATGAATTCAATAGAGAAAATTGATATAAATATATTGGCGATGTATTTAATTCATCATATAGTAGACAGTTTAATGTTAGTTGATAGAATAGAATTAATGAATTTTCTTTGGGCTAACAAGAATTATAATAAGACTATATCAGATGCGAATTTTAAATATTTTTTAAAAAAAATAAATGAATTTTTGAGATCAAAAATAATTTCCTATAAAAAGATTGAAGCAGTTGTTATATATGATGGTCCTTCTAGTATAGAAAATTTACAAATTTTTACATTAAATGATAATAAATGGGAACCATCTGAACCAGAAGATAAACGAATATTAAGTAATGAAATAGATAAAAAATATAAACTTAAGAAAGATGAAATAGAACATTTAAATGCATATGTAGGATTTATTGGATTTGAAACCGCGAAAAAATACATGGTGTATAAAGTAAAAGATACAGTAAATGAAAGAAGTACTGGATTTCGTTGTGATCAGGCAGGGAAAGAAAAGGTTATTGCTACATTAAATGAAATTGAAGGGAGTGACCGATTTAAAAATAAGGAAACAAAAGACAGTTCAATTGAATTATGTGTAAGGCAAGAGCTGACCCTAAGACACTTAAAAGAAATAGATAAGGATAAAATTTGGTTCTTAGATACTGAAAAGGCTATTTACAATGAATTTGAAAAGAGAGATAAGAGATAAGATATTTGTTAGTTTAATAATATAAAGAATATAAAGAGTAAAGAATATAAAATAAGAATAAAATTGAAAATTATTTAAATATTAATATGTATATTATTTAATAGAATGGAACCTGTCAAAACAAGAAATCCCCAATATAGACAAAGAGAGATCAGAACTGTTTACAGTTTATCTCAAATAACTAAAAAAATAGCATTACCAATAACTGCCATAGGACGAAATTTGCAACAAACAATAGAAGAAACAATTGCATCAATGGTAGAAGGCAAATGCACAGTAGAAGGTTTTGTAAAGCCTCATAGTGTAAGAGTAATTACTTATTCTAGTGGGATAATTAAAGGCACTGATGTAATATTTGACGTTGTATTTGAATGCGATGTATGCTTTCCAGTGGCAGGAATGTTATTTAATTGCATTGCTAAAAATATTACAAAGGCTGGTATTAGAGCTGAAAGTGTTGATGAAACCCCTAGTCCATATGTATTATTTATTGCAAGAGATCATTATTATGATAGCGACTATTTTAATTCAATTGAAGAAGGAGAAAAATTTGTGGCTAAGGTTATTGCACAACGATTTGAGTTAAATGACAAATATGTGTCCATTATTGCAGAATTAGTGACGCCAAAAAGAAAGGAGATAAAAGGACCTAATAAACCTAGAATAGAATTTGAAGAATAAGTTATTATATTTATGATAAAACAAACAACAAACAACAAAACAAATAATTAAATATTAAATATTTTTTATTTTAATATTCTTTTTTAAATAATATTAAAAGCATGTATTTATATTATATACTAATGATGGACTATGATTTTAATAAAACCAATGGAATGAGAGAGACTATTGAAAACATGTCAAAATTCAATCAAATTGAAATATTGAGAATACTAATACGACATAAAGAGGTAATTATTAATGAAAATAAATACGGAATACATATTAATTTAAGTGATGTTTGTCCAACGATTTTAGATGAATTGTTAGTTTATGTTAATTATGTGACTACACAAGAGTTTGAATTAAATAATATTGAAAAACAAAAAGAGAGCTACAAGAATACATATTTTTTAAAAGATAATAAAGAGTATTTTGGAAATAATATAAACAGCAAATATGTATCAACAACAACAACAATATCAGCATAATCAAAGAGAAAGAGAAAGAGAAAATAATATAGTATTTGATATAGAACCTTTTACAAAGCATATATTTGATGGCA